GTACAGAACCTATCATAGGTGTATCTGAAGTTAATTTTATGTCAAATTTTTCTAGTGTAAATTTATTGTTACTTCCTGTGCTTAATACTGCGTAATATACATCATCTAATATGCACTGAAATATAACCTTATTAGGCATGGTCCATCTAAACCAAGCTGATTGAGATCTCTTTCCACCTGATTCAAAGAACTTATAACCCCACACTTCATTTGTAGCTGCATGTAATGTACTATCTACACCAAATAGAAGTATATCATTTTCATTTGAAGCTGCTACATTTGTAATTTTTTGTGGAAATAATTCACCAACAATCTTAGTTTGTTCTTGTACTTCAGGTTCTGTTTTAGATGCAACATTACCCATCTCATAGAAACGAGCTTGTCTTGCAGTACTATTTAAGAAACCAATAGTTGTACCTAATGAAACTGGTACTGTATCAGGGTTAAACCCATAAGATGATAAGTAACCAATCTTAGCTGTCTCAGGAGTAAGCAAAGCTTCAGCACCTGAAGTTAATAAGAACTGTTCACTAGCACTAAAGATAGCTAAACCTCCTGCTGTCTCAACTGCATCGTATAGTTTAGTTGGGAAATTAGAACTGGATTGTAAGTCAATAGGATCAGCGTTAGAGATAGCCATAGCTGTCTTTACCCAGAAGTTATAATATCCATTAACTCTAGATAAGATAACATTCTCGTTACTAAGTAAGGCTATTCTATTCCTAAAGAAGATCATCTTCTGAATAGGATTACCAATGAATGAAGGTTCAGAGTTTGTTATATCATCACCTACATCACGTTCACCCCATGATGGGTATTGGAATTGGAAACATCCATTACTATAAGTTCTGCTAGATCCACCATTAATTGCATATGTTCCTGCATCAACCTTCTTAAGGATCAGAGGCATCGTATCCTTGTCCAAGGTAGTTTTGATACCAGGAGCTGCTACCTCTTCCCACACGCCCTCTCCGTAGCGTTCTGGAGTGTATGTGCATGTAGCACCTGCACTGATGGTACCAGATGATGAGTTACTAGCTAAATCGAATGCGTTAGTAGATACGTTAGAAACTGTATATAAACCGTCTCCTGCTGCTCCACTAGTAAAGTCAATAAATACTTTATCATTATTAGATAAACCATGTGCTGTTGAAGCAACACTAACTGTTGTACCAGATCTTGAATATGTAGCTGCTTTAGAAATTTCTGCAGCAATACCTTCAGCTTGGAACCGTAGGTAGTAATCATCCATATCTTCACCACTGTTAACCACACGAACGGTATAACCGTGACGACATGTACGTGGTAAGTCAGCTATGTTATTAGCTTCTGATGTGGTGACAGTCATCAGTGTCTTCTCTGGTGATGTTACACCAAATGGAGTTGCTCTATAGAAATGTAAACCATTACCAACAATTGTAGTTGTAATACCATGACCTGAAATAGCATCTAATGTAGCTTTAATTTCACTAAGTATTTGTGAAGAAGATACATGCTCGTCAGCAGTTGATGAAGTTGCAGCTGGCCTTACAGCAGCTATATTAGCTCTTGTTGTAATACTAACGTGACTTTTAATTTTTGCTGTTGTAGTTACACCTTTCTCTGATGTATATTGATGAGTATCATTTGTTGTCCATCCTTCTCCACCAAACTGTAATTTTACAAATGGTTGGTATGTGTCATGGTAGTTATCATTAGTATTCTCATCATTATCATTAGTTATCTGTGGTGTACATCTAGTATCAATTTCATACCTAAGTCTGGACTTACCATTAGCACTCATGTTAGGTGGTGAAGTACTAAATTTATCTGTACCTGTACTTATATTAACTGTCTCTCTACCCATACCCTTACAATCACCATTACTAGTACCACTGTAACTATATGATTCATCAACTGCTATACCAGTAGCACGTGTTGTAGTGTATTGTGTATTATCATCTGGATCAAAAAAATCTAATGCATACTGCTTACCATAAGATATAGTATCAAGAGTTATAAATGCTTCATTCAATCTAGCTGGAGATAGGTCACCAGTACCAGATAATATAGCTGTATTCTTCCTTCTATTAACAAAGAAAGTGCTCTCATTAATCGTTAAGATCTGTATATTAGAAGACTTCTCATCTGATAATGCAGTGTTATCTAGATAAGTAGCTTTGAGTGTCCCAGGGATAAGTGAATAGTCCACGGGTATTGAAGCACCATCACTACATCTCCATATTGTAACCGTACCATCTGCTGCACATTGTCCAATATATTGTTCATCATGTGCTGAATAGATGCTAAACCATTTTGCATTAGCAGCGGTACTGACAGCATATGTCTTGCTATCACCATAAGGATTACTTGTGGTTGTTATCTCTTTTACCAGCTGACTGCCAGGACGTTTGGTTAACTGATTAACCACATCAGGTACACCATTAACTAGGTCAACAACTTGTCCTGGTACTTTCTTTTCATCTGGTTGTGTTGATATACCTAAGACATAATTAGGTACTTTTTGTGTAACACTTGCCATTATCGTCTAAGTGCTGTATAAGGTTTATAAGATTGATAAGCTGATTCATCAGGCCAACCCATATAGTTATGGTCACCTTGATTGCATTCGTATTCCATAGCTGCTGCTCTGGATTGTATTTCAAACTGTGCGATCATCTTCTGTAATGATCCATTAGATACTAACTGTACAGCTGCTCTACCTGATGCTTTGTATATTATATACCTTTGGAATGGAGCTGGTATATCTTCAAATGGTAATAGTCTTACTTTGTTTACATAGAAGTAATCATCATCTGGGAATTCAAATGTATGGTTTACTCTATCATACATCTTCCAAATACCATCGCTGTCTTTCCTTCTTACAAAGTCACGGGTCTTGTCCCATGCATCTGTCATATCTATACGGATAACATCTGATCCAATGATGATCTTGTTATCTGAAGTAGATACGTTTTCTTTTATATGATATTCTAAATTAAATGTCCAGCCTTCATTCTGTACATCTTGATTTGATTCTTTGAGTAGATTGTATATGAATGATATCTCAGGGTTTGCAAAGTCTAAACCTGATATAGGAGACTGCCCTATACTACCAAGAATCGCATTGACTGCGGATAGTTCGGTATCGATATCAACGGTTGTGGTAGTCATAGTTAAGAATTATAAATAAAAAAAGGGGAACCGAAGTCCCCCCTTATTGTGTTAAGTATACTGGCCTGCAACTGTAGCGCAGGTATCAGTTACTCCTGATGAACCTACTGTTGCATATGCTAGTCTTAAGTTTTTAGTTGTGGAGGCTACAGCTGATGCTGAACCTGATCCACTTGTATCTGAAGGTGAGAGACGGGTCTCTGTTCCTTGACAGGAACCGTACTCACCAACTGCTGTTGGAGCTGCCATAGTATTATATTGTTATGAAACTGTTCCTATGTTAGCAGGACTCAAATGCTTCCTACCATACTCCAGAGGAGTAGGTGGGTTCTTAGTGACTGATTTGTCAACTTGACCTATGCCACTAAGACTTGCACCGTTCCCTTTAACTCTAGTAATAGTTGTAGATGTTCCAGGGTTAAGTGACATGATTATGAGCGAGCAGAGGTTAATTCAATAGCACCTGCTGGGTTTAAAGTTCCGGCTCCCATTGCCAACCTTCCGACCAAAACATCGCCCTGGTATAAAACTGACACATCCCCGCCTGTGACTTGGACTTGAGGTCCAATTGCTTCAACAATACCAGCAACATCGCGCTGATAGATGAGGCCACAGTGTGTAGAGAAGTCACCATTGTAGGTGTTGTTCTCTCCAGATACTGGGTTAACTGTACCAGCTAAGAAAGGTAGGTTGTTAGAACGCTTGATCTGAATACCAGCAATTTCAACTAGACCTTCACCAGAGTTTAGGTTACCTTGTGAGTTACCATAGTCTCTGTTTAAGATGTTAGATGAGACTTGTGAGACCAGCGCATAATATTGGCGAGGGTTCAAAACGGCTGTACGTCCAGTTTTTGGCAAATTCTTTTCGTCGAGAACCGCTGCGGCTTCGAAGAAGGCATCTACCAATGCTTGTGCATTATATTCTTTTGTTACTCCGAGTTCAATCTGAGTACCACCTGGCTCTGGTCCTGGTGATGCAGTGATAGGATGTGCTTCACGTGCTGCTAGAGCAATCGTTCTAAACACTTTCTTATCATAAGCTTCAGCCAATGCGTGACCAATCTTAGATGATATCTCTGACCTTAGAGAGTAATGTGCAAGTGTCTCATCGAGATCATAAACGAAAGCACTAGAGATAAGAAGGTCATCACACTGGATGGTCTTCTCAGCTACTGGAGGATCGCCTGATCCGAGGATAGGTGTGCCTGGCTCATGGTAGGCAGCTTGCATGCGTCCCGTGAAGATGAACTGTAATGATTTACCGTTCTTCAGGGTACGTCTTTGGACTGTATCTCTTGCAATCGTTGCACTTTCATAAGCTTTGAATAGCTCACCAGAGAACAATTTGAGATAGGTTGCGTACTTGGTATCATACGCCTGAGAACCAGCGGTGTTTGAGACCGCCTTATTCAAGGCACCGAGTACTGACTGTGTGGCGTTAGCCATTATATTAAAGAGTTTGTATAAGTTTACAGACTCTCAACGTTGAGAAAATTTTATATGTTTGTGGTCTATCCCACCGTCTAGACAGCTTAAGGGTATCCAGCGTACCGGGCCAAAAGCCATAAGCGGGCGAGGGGAATCGAACCCCTGTATACTAGCTTGGAAAGCTGTAGTCATCCTTTGGCACCCGCAAGAAAGGAGGTTGCCCTCCAATCCGAAGTCATTAGAACTTCTTATATACTACATGTGAACCTGCTAAGAGGTGTGTACCTGAAGCTGATCCAGTTATGTTAGCTGCCTGGAATACAAGGTTACCCTTCGTAGCTGCTGTAGATAGAGCATTGAAAGATACTTGTAACCATAGAGCAGAAGTATCAGCACCTACATCAACACCAACTGTTTCACCAGCTCCGTCTGTTGAGTATGTACCTGTACTTTCTAGTCCAGCTGCAGATGGTGTAGCACCACTGGTTATTTCTGCTACTGATGCGATAGACTGTGTTGCAATAGTTGTAGCAACTGCAGTAGATCCATCAGACTGAGCTAGGTTAGCAACCCTGTAGCTTAATTCATTAGTATTATCTGTATCATACCAGATGGTATAGATACCGATGATCCTTTCATAGCCACCAAGGGGGATGCTTAGTTCAGATTGAGTAGCTAGTGTAGCAGATGATAGAGATGATCCATCATTAGCAACAAGTTTCGATTGATCGTAGAACGTACCTGTGTTATAGGCAGTGGTTCCATAAGTTGTGTTTGAAGTAAATGCCATTTGATATTAGTAAGTTGACCTCCCGCAGTTTCGCTACGGGAGACAAGATAGTTTAGCGTGGTCACGCACGATAGTTTAGAAACTATATTTAGCGCCTATCTTAGTACCGTAGGCATTGTC